ACGGTACTAGGCCATGAGGCATGGGCGGTTGACCGGCGGTACGAGAGCAACAAAAGCCTGGTAGACTTTTACACGCTAGGCGGCTTGAGCGGTTTCTTGCGGGGTGTACGGGACCCGGTATTACGGAAAGCCGTGATGCACGAATACCTGAAACCATACCCGGACCCGATGCGACCGGGCAAATTAACGGCAAAACTTCAGATATTCAGCACATGCCACAAGTTGATAGAAACTATTCCCATGCTGGTGATAGACGAAAAAAACAACGAGAAAGTAGAGGACAGCCGCATAGACCACTGGTATGAGGGATTAACGAACGGCCTGGCGACGTATCATGCCGAAAAATCGAATAAGCGGCCAGAGGATGAAAGCCGAATTGCGCGTGACAAGCGCAAGAAAGCAAAAATGCTGGCCAGGAGTGGACAGCGCTGGCGTTATGGAAGGAGGTGAGGCATTGATACATGAACTGGTATTCCCTGAAAACGGGGACACAACGATAGAGATAAGCATACCACGCTCCCCTGCGGTAGTGGACCGGTACGCATTGGTGGTATATAATCCGTCCGAGGTGACGGATTTGAAGGTGGAAGTGTATTCAGTGGAGGCGCTGGGAGACGCATTGGCCGAAACGATAACTGTACCAAAGAAGGAAGGCAGCATTGATACGCACATATTCCTGTTATCCGAAGCGGCCATGTCCCTGTACGGCCTTAAAGACGTGAAGCTTAAGGTAAGCAACGCAAGCACGTTAGGCGCAGGCCAAGGCTTCACGGCAAAGTTGATGGTAAGACCAGCGAGATAAAAAAACGATAGGAGGTAGCAATAAATGGCAGACGAAAAAATCACTGTTTTGACGGACTCGGAGGTAAAAATGCTTAACCAGATAGACCCGAGGGCGTTCAATGTAAAGCTGGGCGACAAGATAAAGGAGATACAGGCAAAGATTAACGAGCTAGTCGAAGGCGAATAGAGGTGTAATATATGGATATAACAAAAATCGCGCTGGACGTACCTTGTGACGGATATGCCTGCTTCACGCCGGCAAGGTATCTGATTGGCAGCAAAAGCATACCCCAAGAATGTTTAAGGGTATGCGACAAGCATTTCCAGGAATTAAGCGACGCGTTCTATAACCATAGGAAGGCCGAACTGGATTTGTATGTGAAGCTCCAGAAAGAAAAAATCGCCAAAAAGGCAATAAATGAGCTTAAGGCAGACGACATAATCGCCCTTCTTTCAAATAAAAGGCTGAACAAAGACCAGAAAAAGGCGCTACTGGCCATCGGAAAGGGTGAATAGGTGGGAGTGATAGAATATGCCAGAAAAATATTTGCCGTATTTACCATGGATGATACTGATTATACGGGAACTGATGCATTGGATAGAGAGAAGAGACTTGTATTCCCGTATCATGGCAGATTCCCTCCCTGAATATGAGAACATGAAAGGCAGGCCTAGGACCAAACGCGTAAAGTATAATAACCCCATCCGGAAAAACATGCTAGAGCATCAGGAAAACATACTTAAGCGGGAAGGGTAGGGGGTGGTAGAATGTGAACGTATTAGGGCTTTTCCAGAAAAACAGTAAAATAGGCGGCAAAGAGGACGAGTTAAGCAGCCCGAAGAGCGAAGAATCGCTGGTAGCGGCGGTTAAGGAATACTTTGAAGAAAAGAAAAAGCTGCGCCGGCATGAAGAGTTACAGTGGCTGCTTAACATGAACTTCCGTGACGGGCACCAATATTGCGATATAAACCTGTATACATTGACTATTGAGGACATGCCACGGCTTGCTGCTGGCGAGGAAAGGGAAGTATTCAACCGTATAGCACCATTTATAGACATACGGCTTGCAAAACTGAATAGGATTAAGCCTATGCTGAACACGCGACCGAACAGCCAGGACCAAAGGGATATATCGACGGCGAAGGTAAGCGCTGGCATAGTAAAGGGTATATATTACGACCAGCGCATGAAACAAAAGCTGGAAGAGTGTAATGTATGGGCAGAGGTAACCGGTAACGCATTCCGTAAACAGGTATGGGACCCGGATTCCGGCCTATCAATCGGCGTTGACGATACCGGTGCAGTTATAAAGGAGGGCAAACTACTTGAGATAGTTGTACCTCCTTTTGAAATTTATCCGGATAACATCTATGAACCGGATATACGGAAACAGCGCCGGCTTATCCATGCCAAGGCGTACCACGTCGATGATATATTCGATATTTGGGGCGTGCAGGTACCTGGCAAGGAAATAGAGGCCTATCAGATGGAGAAAACACTCTACGGATTGGGCGGTTTAGGCCATGCCAGTGCACAGTTCAGGCTTATACCTAGGAAGCTGGAAAACCATGAACTGGTAATAGAACTATCAGAACTGCCGTCCAAGCGATACCCGGATGGCAGGCTGATAATAGTTATAGGCGACCAGCTTGTGTATTACGACAAACTTCCGTACCTATGCGGCGATGATAACGCGCCGGGGCACCCGTTTTCGCACCAAAAATGCCTTGTAAAAGAAGGTTATTTTTGGGGCAAGACGGTCCTGGAAAGGCTTATACCTGTCCAAAGGCGGTATAATGCGGTTAAAAACCGTAAGGCCGAGTACCTTAACCGGGTTGCTATAGGTAATTTGACTTATGAAGAGGGCACCTTGACGGAAGAGACCGAGGAAAGGATTTTCAATGATGGCATTATGCCGGGTGACCCGATAGTAACCAAAAAAGGCACTCAGACCCCGCCTAGATGGCTGGAAAATGCAACATTTCCGCGTGATTTTGACAAGGAACTTGCAGACCTTGAGAATGATTTTATTCGTATATCCGGCGTTTCGGAACTGGCCAGGGACAGTACAGCACCACCGGGCGTTAAGTCCGGTAGGGCGCTGCAGGTGATAGAAGCCCAGGACGATACCAGGATAAGCCTGACCGGCGAGAATATAGTAAACTCTGTAATAGAATCGGGCAAAAACTGGCTGCGAATATCAAGACAGTATGCCAAAGGCCCGAGGATATTGCGGTATGTATCAAATGATGATGTGGTAGACGTTGTAGAATGGCAGGCATCGGATATAACTACCGATGACGTGATTTGCGAGAACCAGAATGCCCTGTTCGAATCGCCGGAACAGCGGCGGCAGTTAGTGTTTAGCCTTCTAGAATCGGGCCTGTTTAACGACCCGGATACCGGCCAGTTAAGCAGGTACAACCGGGCAAAGGTGTTTGAAATGATAGGCATGGGCAACTGGGAGGACGCAAACGACTTAACGGCCTTGCAGATACAGAAGGCAAAACGAGAAAACATGGCAATGAGGCAGGGCAAGATAGTACCTATAGCACGGTTTGATGATGATGTGCTACATATGCAGATAATTGATAGGTTTAGACTGACGACCGAGTTTGAGGAACTTATAGCCAAGAACCCGACAATCGCTCAAGTCTTTGAATATCATTATCAAATGCATAGCGCATCTTTATCATATAAGCAGGCAATGGCACAAAGAGCCATGCTTACACAGGCCCCGCAGGATGATAGTCAGGTGGGGTAATATTATTATCCAGGAGGAATTAGTATGTTAAGCAAAATAAAGTTCGATAATCCGGCGAGTATGGACCCCGTAAGGGATAATCCAGAAAACGGACCGAACGAAACAACTGTTACAATGGACCCCGGTTTTGGTATTAACCTTCAACTGTTTGCCGACGGCGATTCTGTAGGCGACCAAATGCCTATAGATGGTACGCCATCCGGTGGCGACCCGGCACCGGCATCCGGTGGTGAACCAGCACCGGCATCCGGTGGCGACCCGGCACCGGCATCAGGTGGCGACCCGGCACCGGCATCAGGTGGCGAACCGGGACAATCCGGCGGAAGTGGCGAACCAGGCGGGATTGATATTAATGCTGCTGTAGCTGAACTTCTTAAGGAGCATGGCGCAGAAAACTTTAAGGACATAGGCAGCCTTGTAAAGAGCTATAAAGAATCACAGGCAACACAAACAAGGCTATTTCAGGAATTGGCTAGTATGCGTGAAATGATACAAAACATGCAGACGGCTAATCGGCAGCAGACAGGCAGCGGCGAGCTTACACCGGAACAGATTGAGGAACTTAATGAAGAGTTTAACAATAAATTCCTTGATAACCCCGTAGGGACCTTGAAGGAATTTTTCAGCAACATGCTCAAAGAGGCTTCCGGCGAATTGATTAAGCCGCTTGAGGAAAAAATCAACCCGCTTGCACAGAAGATGGAGCTCAAAGAAAAGCAAGAGTTACGACAAATGCAGGCAGCGGCGTTATTTAACGCTAATCCTGCTGCTGCGGCGTATGTTAATGAGATTAAGAATTACATCGCTGCTAATAAAGAAGTACTGGATAAGTTAAGCGAAGTCGAGGGTATAAACCCGTTTGAGTTCGCTTATCATGTAGTTAAGGGCATGAAAATGCCGGACAATCCGGCAGAGCTTTTTAATAATGAAAACTTTGTTAATTTGGCCATGCAAAATAAGGACTTTGTTAACAAAGTTTTACAGGCACATATGCAAAGCGTAAAATCCGGCCAGCCTCCGACGCAGATAGCGGGCCAGACATCAGGCGCACCTGTGGCCCCGCCATCTGATAAGGCTAGGCCGACCACCATTGCCGAAGCGACCAAAAAGTATTACGAGGCAAAAGGGTGGACTATGGATTAAAAAAACTAATTTTGTGAGGTGAGAGCGTCATGTTGACAATGGTAGAAGTCAACGAGATGTTTAAAGACTATTATCTTGACGTATTCAGAGTGCAGATAGACACGGGCACCGACGCATTGGCGGCAGTACTGGATAAGACTGATAAGCATGTCGATGTAACCGGTGAAAAAGCTGTATGGGCGTTCAGGTATGGGCGCCAGGGCGGTTTTAAATCCGCTGGTACCGACCATGATGATGAACCGTCGACCTCCAGCAGAAAGACAAAGCAAGGGTATACCTACACGAAAAACCTCATAGCCAAAATCTATATCACTGATAAGGTTATGAAGGCTGCAAGAAGGGGTAGGGGTGCCTTTGCTACCGCTATGGAGCTTGAGCTGCAGGACGCTACGCAGGACGCAAAAGAGCAGTATAGCAGGCAGCTTCATATGGACGGGTCCGGTGTAATGGCTACTACTGCGGCTATGGGTCCAGCAGGTAAGACGTTTACTATCAATGAAACCGAAAGGGCTGTATGGTTTGCCGAGGGCATGAGAATAGATGTTCTCAACCATAATAGCCCTACTACAAAAATAGTAGACAATGCCGAGATAACCAATGTGGATGATGCGACAGGCGCTATTACTGTTGATACGAGCTCTAACTTCAAGACAGCAGCCGGCAACTATGTAGTAATAGCTGATTCGTATAACAACGAGCTAACCGGACTTAATGCGGTATTTAAGAGCAGCGGTTCCATATACGGGCTTAACAGGGCTGATTACAAGTTTTTGGTACCGCAGATGATAACTGTAGGCGATGAGCTTTCGGAGATAGTTATGCAACGTGGCGAAGACGCAGTAAAGGTAAGAACCGGCGCGAAAATCGACTTTTGGATAACAACTTACGGTGTCCAAAGGGCTTATCAGTACATGATGAGCGTTCTCCGAAGGAACATTGAGTATATGAAGCTCAAGGGCGGCTATGAAGAAATGTCTTATAAGGGCAAACCCATAATAGCTTCAAAATATACTCCTGCTGGCGTGTTGAGGGGCCTTGTGCTGGACGACTGGAGAATCCACCAGCTTTATGACTGGGATTGGCTGGATGCTGATGGTGCTGTGCTTAAGAAAGTTGCTAATAAGACTGCATATGAGGCAGTTATGACTAAATATGCAGACCTTGGTTGCTATAGGCCGAAGGCACAGCTTCAGTTGTCCGCGATTACCGAGCATTAAAATAATAGGGGGCTTTATGCCCCCCTATTATTTTAAAAAAGTGGGGGTAGTTTATGAAGTATTACAAGCATGAGACATGGATAGACAAAGACAATGTAATCCATTTAACTATTTATTATCTAGTCGAGACAAACGTATTCCGTATACCTGAACGGATTAAGGAAATAGACCCGGATTATTTTATATTGTTTAATTCCTATACCCAAAAATACGAACTGCATCATAGGATAACTCCATGGAATACCTACCAGCTGACATTTCCATACCCTGAACTGGACGCCAGGGCGGTTACCCATGTAAATAGGACGCATGTACGGCGAGCAAAGCAGCTTGCGAGAGAAGTAGAGGAGCATAACCGAAAACTAGACGAGGCAAAGCGCAAGAGATTCAGCGACCAGGTAAGGGAAATAGCCGAATGGGGCTACGACCATTATGAAATCGAAAAGAAATATTTTTATGATAAGCGGGTGGGAACATGAACGGTATAAGGATAAGGGACCTGGCACAGCTTGATGCTGGGCGTAAAATAGACACATTGCAGTGCAGGTTATGGATATATGAAGCATGCGAAAAATTATCCGTTGCGTATTTGACCGCATGCATTACGGCGCAGGAGACCATAACAGCGGAACCGGAAAAATGGGTGGAGGTAGGGATAGATAACAACCGCGGCGTGTATAAGGTAACTAAAAACGGAAGGGAATACGATGCTGCATATTACAGCGTGAAACTTGAAGGCGAAAAAACAGTCATTAAGTTTGCCGACAAAGGCGAGTTTACTGTTCATGCGTATGTGCCAGCGCCTATACTTCCCAGTTTATCCGTCGCTCCGCAGTTAAATCCAGCATACCACCAAGCATTGGTTAAGTATGTTGCGGCCAAAAAACGGTTTGCGACTAACCGGCGCGACCCTGTAGGCATGGACCTTATGGCCGAGTTTTACAGGCTTGCAGACGATGCGGACGATACTATTAAAAGGATGAAGAAAAAGAACGCACGAATCCCGGCGAGGCCGTTTAGGTAGGTGATAAAGCATGATAGTATCATATAGCGATATTACCGGAGGCATGAACGATACCGTTTCGCCGGACAGCTTAAAGGATAACGAGGCAAGACATATAGAAAACTTTGTTATAGCTAAAGACGGGGGTGTAGTGGTAAGGGCGGGCACGAAAATGATTAATGAAGACTCTTTCGACGGCGAGATAGACCAGGTTATAGAGTGGGTTTTGTCGGACGGAAGCGTAATCCTGCTGAACATGATAGACAAAAAACTGTATGAGCTGGTAAAGAACGCGGACACTGGCAAGATTGGAAAGACATTAAAAATCGAGCTTGCAAAAGAGACTATATCCTACGCGCCGTACAAGAATGTTTTTTACTTTCTGGACGGCAGCGAATACTATTCATGGGGCGATTTTGATTATTATTCTTCCAATGGTACGGTAACGGTTAAAAAGGACGATATAGTAAAAAATGAACCAAAATCAACTCATTCTTCAGCCCCGGGCGAAGAAGGCCATTTCTATAAAGCGCTTTCTGCACATGGAGAGATTGACCTTAAGACGGCAGACTATGGCAATGAAGAAAAATGGGAAGACGTAACCCATTCAAGCGGGCTGTTCCCTGATATAATCCGTGCCGTAGTGCCGACCGATGATGAAACGAACGATTTAACACCAATAAGGCGGTGCAAGTATATAATCCAGCACCCGTACAGCCTAAGGTTTTTCTTTGCCGGGGATAGCAAGGACCAGTTCGCGCTTTATTATAGCGAAGTGGATAATCCAAAGTTTGTGAAAGCAACCAACAAGCTGTATCCTACAACCGCTTCCGGGCCGATAACCGGGCTAGTGTCTATAATGCGGCATATATGTGTGAGCTACTATAACCAATGGCGGGCATGGAGCGGTGCATTTGTCGGTGGTGACGCACAATGGAAAAGACTGCCGATACCGGAAGGGTGTATAAACAGCGATACTATTGCCCTTACACCGGAATCCATGACTTTTATGGGACAAAACGGTATACACATTGTGCATGTTTCGCTGGTTTACGATGATGTAGTAGTAGTATCTACCGAGAGCATGCTTAAAGATATTATTGCAAATAAGATGGAAAATACTTTTGCAAGTATAGTTCATCCTGAAACATGCCGGGGGGTATACTATAAAAACAAGTATTACCTGGCATATGGTGACGACCCGACGAACCCAAAAAATAATAAGATAATGGTTTTTGACTGGCTTTTAGGGTTTTCTCCCGTTATATTCTCCGGTATACAAGTAAATTCATGGTGCTCAAGGCAGGACGGAAGCCTTATATTTGGCTCCAAAAACTATAACTTCCAAATGGGTGTTGGGACGCATGACTATGACGTAAATACCGGCAAGGCGAAGCCTATAAAAGCAGAACTGTTAACGCAGCCCTATAAACTTTTGCCGCCGAGTTATGCGTTCCATAGGAAGCAGATTAATATATTCTTCATACAATCACAACAGCAGAAAGAAAAAACAGAAAACCTAGACATTACGGTAATAACGGATTATACCGAGAAGAAGCTGGAAGCCGACCTGGCAGAATCCTTAGTATACGGCAGGCCGTGGAGAAAAATTTGGGGCTGGAGCGATATAGTGACCCAAGAAGCAGTTGTTGAGAACGTAGGCACAAGGGTTGCCGTAAAACTGGAGAGTACGGACATTGATAATCCTGTTCATATTTACAGGTTTGGGTTTGACTTTGATGTTATTCCTCCGCGGGCAACCGAAATGGAGCAAGATAGCCTAGTAGACGAAAATAACTGGCTATAGGGGGCGAAAGTTTATGAGCGATTTGGAATATAAAATACCCGAAAGATATTTTGATGGTGAGATAGGCGAGGAAAGCGTGGGCATTGGCGGCCCTGATGCGATAGAGGAAACCTTTGACGAGATTATAACCATGTTCGACCCTGGTTTAACGCACAAGGATGGTAAGGCTGGCGGCATAGACGGGATGAACATGAAGGAGAAGACTATTACCGCCAGAGAGATTGCTGACAATGCTATTGAGGATAGGGCCGTCGGCACAAGAACATTTAACGAAAACATTGCCGACGAATATTCAAAGACCGGTACGCTTACGCAGCACTTATCATGGATTTGGAAGTACATTCAAAGCATTACAGGTACTAGCCCTTTTGCTGCCGTAGCTGATACTATAGCCGGATTAAGCAGCAAGGTAGCGGCCGGTGTTACGGCACTTAATAACCATAAGTCTTCCGGAGACCATGACGGAAGGTATTATGAAAAAAGTCTGGTTTACAGCAGAGAAGAGTTAGACCCTTATCTTCAGGGCGGGAACACAGAAATAGTTTACGAAGTATTCACAATAGTTTCTTCTGATAACGGGGACGGTACTTTTACCTACAAGGACAAGAACGACAAAGAGATTATTGGTGATTTGGGAGAGAACGGGGAACAGATATTTGAGCTACAAGAGAAAGAGTATTTATTAGGCCGAAACATGATTTCTGCTATTATCAATGACACACTTCATCGCAGCGTTGTTAGCGGCGGGCTTGCTGAAATAGACGAAACACATGTAGCACTCACAGACCCGGAAGGTGCGGGGGCTGAAGTTACTTTTCAATACTTTTTTAGGATAGGCGTTGCTGGGGAGCATCGGTTGTACTATATGGGTGATGACACACCGCCTCCTGATACATCTGATGCTACCATGTGGTTTAAGGTGGTGGGGGAATATGATGCCTAAGCGCATAGACATAAGTTTATTTACAGAAGAGTTGAGAACCCTCATAAACGCTGCGGCTAAAATATTCCCGGTAGAGTATTCGCTAATAGAATCCGGGCAGAACCCTGATAATTATGAGTATGTAAGGATTATGTCTGGCGAGCATAAACGGGAGATATACCATTGGGACGAAGAGCTAGAGGAATGGGGCTTAATAGGTGCTGACGATATAGATATAACCTGGGACGATATAGATGAAAAACCTACTTCTTACCCGCCCAAAGCACACCAACATTCAGAAAACGATATTAGCGACCTTGATAAATATACACGAGAGCAAATTGACAATTTTTTGGCTGGCAAAGCAGATGCCCTTCATGGGCACAATGAACTCCACGAGCATTTAAATAAATCAATTTTAGATACTATCACGCAAGTATTAATCAATGCTTGGAATAGCGCGGTAGAACATATAGCTGATTTAGTTAAACACATTACTTCTGAAGAACGTGCTTTATGGAATACAGTTGCGGATAAGGCAAATACCGCTGACGTAGCAGAAGCATTAAGCGGAAAGGCCGATACAGGACACAACCATGACGGCAGGTATCATACAAAAGCTGAAGTATCAGCCATGATGGCCTCGAAAGCAGACAAACAACACTCGCATGGGGACACATATGCGCCTAAAGAACATGAGCACGACTATGCGCCGTTATCTCATGCAAACAATGCGGATATTCACGTAACACCGGAAGAAAAAATAGAATGGAACAATAAATCCCCGTTTAAATATGAACGAGAATTTTTAGAGCTACGCGACCATTATGGGTATATGAATATTGATGGCGGAGCATTTGATGGCGGTGATGGCTATTACTTAATGATAGATGGCGGCACTTTTTAAATTTTATAAAGGGGAGAGTGAATTATATGGGAATTATAAGGCTTAAGAGAGGTAATAGTGTAAACTTAGATAATTTGCAATTAGAAGCCGGGGAGCCGGCATTTACTTTGGATGATGGGAAACTTTATATTGGCGATGGCGTAGGAAAGAGACTGATAAATCCAGACGTTGCTGATAACGCTACTACAGCATCGAGGTTACAGACACCCAGGAAGATTGCCTTGACTGGCGATGTTACTGCTGCGGGGGTAGATTTTGACGGTAGCCAAGATATTACTATAAGCACTATTTTGCAAAGCATAACTTTAAGTAAGATTACAGATGCTGGCACAGCAGCAAGTAGGAATATAGGCACTGGAGCAGGGCAGATACCTGTACTAGATTCTAATGGCAAGTTAGAGGCTTCAATCGTACCAGCAATCGCCATAACGGATACTTTCGTAGAAAACACCGAGGCGGCCATGTTGTCTTTAGATGCACAAGTGGGTGATGTATGCGTAAGAACCGACTTAGAAAAATCGTTTAATTCTTAAGGCTACGCCTGCTTCAACGCTTGCCAACTGGCAGGAGTTGCTTAATCCTGAAAGTCCTGTGCATAGTGTGAATGGAAAAGTAGGGGCAGTAACTATAACTAAATCTGATGTAGGCTT